TATATTACAAGACAGTTTGACTCTTTACTTGACAAAATGTATCGTGCTTTTGCCAGCAGTTATCTTGTAAGGAAAATACTAGGAACAAGTGAACAGACTGCCGCGGCATCAACTGCGGAAACTATTAAAAAAGATGGATTGAGTTCTGTAAGTAAAAATGATCTAGAGTTTATGCTAGACAGTATTATTGGTCCAGATGGTCTTAACTTTGCAGATGAATTTAGAGAAGCGGCCGCATTAGCAGGCGGTTTTGAAGATGATCAAAGAGGAAGAAAAAGTCAAAGTTATATTGTAAAAATGCGTGACATTGCAGAGATGCTTAAAAAGGAGCCTGAAAAAGTTACAGATGAACAACTACAAAAACTTTTAGATTATCAAATCGCCGTGCAAAAAATATTAGAAGACAGAGACAAGCCACAAGATATGTTTAGTGGTACTGTTGGTGCATACGGAAGTGTATTACAAGACTTTGGACAAGGTACACTTGCTGAACTACACGGAAAAGAAGCAGTTCTAAATGAAAAACAATTGAAAAATCTTGTTACAAACACAGCAAAAATGTCATCACCTAATGTAACGATGCCAGATGATGCTGGTTTTGGCAATAATATAAGCGCCTTTGATAAAAATATGTCCACAATGACAACAAAAGTAGTTGACAGCAACCGCGAAGGTAGTGTAAAATTATTAGATGCGTTAAATATGCTTACAAGGAAGATGGAAACACAAAATAATTTGACAAGACAGGTAATATCAACTGTTGAACAATACAGTTAGGAAAAATAAATGAGTTGGAAAAAATACTTTACAGAATACAAACCAGAAAATAATTCAGGACAAGTAAGTCCAATTTCTGGTAGCGGACAAGCAGGACCTGCAAGAACAAATTATTCAAGTTTCTTACCAGATGTATATTCAGGACATCCAAATCGTATTGAACGTTATGGACAATATGAAACAATGGACACAGACAGTGAGGTAAATGCCGCACTTGATATCCTAGCAGAATTTTGTACACAAGAAAACACAGAAAACAAAACACCTTTTCAATTATTTTTCAAACAACAAGCAACTGGTGCAGAAACTAAAGTATTAAAACAGTATTTGCAACAGTGGGTTGAAATGAATCAGTTTGATAGACGTATTTTTAGAGTAATGCGTAATGTATTCAAATACGGTGATGCATTTTTTGTTAGAGATCCAGAAACATTTAAACTGTTCCATGTTGATCCTGCAAAAGTAAACAAAGTAATAGTAAACGAAAGCGAAGGTAAACAACCTGAGCAGTATGTTATTAGTGATATTAACGTAAACTTCCAACATTTAAGTGTAAGTCAAAAGAATCCTAATGCAGGAAACGGTCAAATTGATTATACTACATCAGGCGGAGGACTTGGCAGAGGATATGTAGGGTCTACTCCACAACAAGTTGGAACAAGATTTGAAAAACAACAGAACCAAGCAACCATTGAGGCTGAACATGTTGTACATTTAAGTTTATCGGAAGGTTTAGATAGAAACTTTCCATTTGGTAACAGTTTATTAGAAAGTGTTTTCAAGGTTTATAAGCAGAAAGAATTACTTGAAGATGCAATTATTATCTACCGTGTGCAAAGAGCACCGGAAAGAAGAGTATTTTACATCGACGTAGGTAATATGCCTACTCACCTTGCTATGGGATTTGTTGAAAGAATTAAAAATGAAATTCATCAGCGTAGAATTCCGTCAGCAACTGGAGGTGGTACTAACGTTATTGACGCTAGTTTCAATCCACTATCAATTAATGAAGACTATTTCTTCCCACAAACAGCGGAAGGAAGAGGATCTAAAGTAGAAACACTACCAGGCGGTACTAACTTAGGCGAAATAGATGACTTAAAATATTTTACTAACAAGTTATTCCGTGGTTTACGTATTCCAAGTTCTTACTTACCTACCGGTGCAGATGATTCTGCCGCACAGTATAACGACGGTAGGGTAGGCACTGCTTATATTCAAGAATTAAGATTCAACAAATATTGTGTAAGACTACAAAATTTAGTTGCATACATTTTTGATAGAGAGTTTAAAATGTTTATGAATGCCAAAGGAGTAAACATTGACAACAATCTATTTGATCTTAGAATGAATCCACCACAAAACTTTGCTTCATATAGACAAAGTGAAATGGATAATGCAAGAGTAAACACATTTGCTTCACTACAAGAAGTACCATATATGAGCAAACGTTTTGCATTGAAACGTTTCTTAGGACTATCACAAGAAGAAGTTGCAGAAAACGAAGCAATGTGGCGTGAAGAAAACACTAATGAACAGTTTAACAAGTCAAGTGCAGGAACAGAAATGCGTGGCGCAGGAGTTACACCAAGCGGTATTCAATCTGATTTAGATACACTAGGCACTACAGAACCAGATGCTGACTCACCAGATCCGGCTCCAGACGCTACTGACACAGATACCACACCAGGTGGCGACACAGTTTAAGGTAAATAAGATTATGTTGTTAAAAGAATTTTTTTATTTTGATAAAAACGCTACAGAATTTGAGGACGACAAACGTTTCGATGCTCAAAGAGATATTTCTGTAATAAAACCTAGTGATACTAGAAAAACTAGACTTACACTAGAACAATTAAATCAAATCAGACGCACAGCAGAAGCAAGAGAAGTTGAACAAGCAAAAGAATTAGAGTTTGTGCAACTTATGTACGGACAACCTGCTCAAGAAGAAACTGCCCTTTAATAAAACTGTTTAAATACCGATATGAACACAGCATTCGTATTGGGTAACGGTACCTCAAGACAACATTTTGATTTAGAAAAGATGCGTGGCAAAGGAATTATCTATGCCTGTAATGCAGTCTATAGAAATTTTGAACCTGATGTCTTGATTGCAGTTGATCCAAAGATGGTACATGAAATTGTCGCAGATGGTTATCACCATAATCATGTTGTATGGACAAATTACAATAATGGGTATAAAGATTATACTAATTTAAACTATTTTCAACCTAGCAGAGGTTGGAGTAGCGGTCCTACAGCACTAGCAAAAGCCGCAGATGACAATCACAAGTCTATATACATACTAGGCTTTGATTTTATGGGGTTAAACAATGGTAAAAAGTTTAATAACATATTTGCAGACACACAAAACTACAAAAAATCCAAAGAACCAGCAACATATTATGGCAATTGGCTCAGACAAACTGAAAATGTAATCAGGACTCACACCCACATTCAGTTTTTTCGGGTAACTAAAGTTGGAGAATTTTGTCCAGCACAACTTAACAATTACGATAATATACGCAATATAGACTATGATGAACTTGAATTTAGACTCAAAAAACCCGATGATTTGCAAAAACCATGAAAATGAGCCTATTTCTAGTGGTAAAAGTGGTTTTTTCGTAAATACAAGGGACAGCCTTGCCAACAATATAATTTAAGGAGAAAAACAATGTCAGATACAAGCAAATTTGAACAACTGCTTGATCTTCTAGTCAATGAAGACAAAGATAAAGCAGAAGAACTTTTCCACGATATCGTGGTTGAGAAATCAAAAGAAATTTACCAAGGACTTATTGAGTCTGAGGAAAAAGCAGACGAAGAAGCAGTAGAAGAAACTACTGAAGCAACTGCTGAAGCAACTGAAGAGTCTAAAGAAGACGAAGTTGAAGAAGCAACAGATGCAGATGAGTCTGAAAAAGAAGACAAAGTTGAAGAAAACTTTGAAGAAGAATCAGTCGAAGAAGTGGGCGGAGATGCAACAGACGCTATGATGAAGGATATTGCAGACGAAGCACCAGCAGAAGACGAAATGGATTTCGACAAAGACGGCGAAATGGATGATCATGAAGAAGAGCATGATGACATCGAAGACCGTGTTGTAGACCTTGAAGATGCATTAGATGATCTTAAATCAGAATTTGAAGCCATGATGGGCGACAAAGAAGAAGATAAAGACGATGCAGAAGAAGGTGACGAAGAAGAATCAGAAGAAGCCGAAGAGGAAGCAATTGAACAACCTGCTGTTGAAGAAACAGAAGGCGAAGTTGAAGTTGTAGACGAAGCAAAAGCAGAAAAATCCGCTGGCGAAACTATGCGTGAATACGTAGAAAAAGTTTCTGCTCCATCTAATTCCGAAGGCGCTGATGCAACTACTTCACCAGTAGCAAGTAACGCTAAAGCACCTAACGATGCTAAAGCACACGCTATTGGCGGTAGTGAAGAAAAGGGCGGTAGTGCACCTAAGCCAAAAGACATGGGAACTTCTTTCGAGAATGAACCAGGTTCAAAAGCAGGGGACACTTTTAAGAAAGCATCTGCACCAAAGAGTGCTGAATAATTAGGAGTTAGCCAATATGGCATACTTAAGAGAACATCTTACGTTCGATCAGGCACAAGTAACCCTTGAGTCTAAAGGTGAAGGGGATTCAAAAGACCTTTACCTAAAAGGCATCTGTATTCAGGGTGGTGTTAAAAACGCTAACCAGCGAATCTACCCTGTCTCCGAGATAGGCAACGCTGTTAAGACGCTCAAGGATCAGATCGACGGCGGTTATTCTGTACTAGGTGAAGTTGATCACCCAGATGATTTAAAGGTCAATTTAGATCGTGTATCGCATATGATTACTGATATGTGGATGGATGGCCCAAACGGGTTTGGTAAGATGAAAATTTTGCCTACCCCGATGGGCAATCTTGTCAAAACCATGTTACAATCAGGTGTGAAACTGGGAGTCAGTTCACGTGGAGCAGGTGAAGTTAATGAATCCACTGGAGAAGTTAACGGCTTTGAAATTATCACAGTTGATGTGGTAGCACAACCAAGTGCGCCGGGTGCTTACCCGACACCAATCTATGAACACTTAATGAATACAAGAGGTGGTTATAGTGCGTTAAGGGCGGCTCACGAAGTATCGCAAGATACTAAAGCACAGAAGTATCTCAAAGAACAGATGCTACGAGTCATAAAAGGCTTGCAGTAACATTAAGGAGAAGCCAATGAGTGATATGTTTAATAAACTTTTTGAAACAGGCTTACTAGGTGAGGAAGTTCGTTCTGACTTACAAGAAGCATGGGACCAAAAAGTTAAGGAAAACAAAGACACTGTTACTGCTGAACTCCGTGAGGAATTTGCAAAACGTTACGAACATGATAAGACTAACATGGTCGAAGCGATTGACAAAATGGTTTCCGAGCGTTTAGAATCAGAAATTGCTGAGATTGCTGAAGATAAGAAACAACTTGCAGAAGCAAGAGTTGAATATAAGAAGAAAATCGGTGAACATTCTGAAAAACTGCAGGAGTTTATGCTCAAGCAGTTGACTAAAGAAATTGGAGAGTTGCATGAAGACCGTAATAAGGTTTCAGAAAACTTTTCAAAATTGGAAGACTTTGTTGTTAAGCAACTTGCAAATGAAATCAACGAGTTCGCAGAAGACAAAAAAGATTTGGCAGAAACCAAGGTTCGCCTTGTAAAAGAAGCCAAAGAAAAATTTGCAGAAGTAAAAGCAAAATTTGTTGCTAAGTCAGCAGAAATTGTTAAAGAAACTGTAAGTAAGAAACTAGCAGAAGAGATTTCACAGTTGAAAGAAGATATTCATTCAGCACGTGAAAACAATTTTGGTAGAAAACTATTCGAAGCGTTTGCTAATGAATATTCTAACTCATACTTAAACGAAAAATCAGAGACTGCGAAGTTGATGAAAATCGTTGCTGAGAAAGATGAAGCGTTGGCTGAGGCTAAGAAAACCATCACAGAGAAGGATACTCTAGTTGAATCTAAGGAAGCAGAAATTTCTGTTGCTAAAGATTCTGCGAAACGTGTTGCAGTGATGAATGAGTTATTGGCTCCATTAGGGAAAGACAAAAGTGAAATTATGTCTGAACTACTAGAGTCAGTGCAAACTGAAAAATTGCACACAGCATTTGACAAATATCTACCAGCAGTAATGGAAGACAGAAAAACTTCTAAAACTGTTAAAAAGGCACTAAATGAAAGCACAGAAGTAACAGGCAATAAAGAAACTACACAACCGGTAGAAGAAAAGTCAAACTTAATAGAACTCCGCAAATTAGCGGGATTAAACTAAAGGAGAAGGACAAAATGTCAGAAATGATCAATGAAAATTGGCAGGCAACCAAAGGCGCACTTCTTGAAGGCTTAGATGGTCACAAGAAAAGCGTAATGGACGTCACTCTCGAGAATACTAGACGTTATCTCGCTGAGTCGGCAACTGCTGGTGCAACTTCCGCAGGAAATGTTGCAACACTAAACAGAGTGATTCTTCCAGTAATTAGACGTGTAATGCCAACGGTTATCGCAAATGAAATCGTAGGTGTACAACCAATGACTGGTCCAGTATCACAAATTCACACACTGAGAGTACGTTACTCAGACACTAACAACGCTACAGGAACTGCAAATGACGTGACTGCAGGTGATGAGGCTTTATCACCATTCAAAATCGGTCAAGCATATGCTGGTGACGGTACAGACGGTAAAGGTGCTTCAACAGCGGCTTTAGAAGGTAGTGCAGGTAACAGATTGTCAATTCAAATCTTAAAACAAGCAGTAGAAGCGAAGTCAAGAAAACTATCTGCTCGTTGGACATTTGAAGCGGCACAAGACGCTCAAGCACAACAAGGTATCGATATTGAAGCGGAAATCATGGCGGCTCTTGCACAAGAGATTACTGCTGAGATTGACCAAGAGATTTTAACATCTCTTCGTTCACTTGCTTCAGTTGAAGAAACTTACGACCAAGCGGCTGTAAGCGGTACTGCTACATTTGTTGGTGACGAACATGCGGCACTTGCTGTTCAAATCAACAGAGTGGCTAACAAGATCGCTCAGCGTACACGTAGAGGTGCAGGTAACTTTGCAGTGGTTTCAAACCAAGCATTAACTATCCTACAATCTGCTACAACTTCTGCATTCGCAAGAAGCACAGAAGGTACATTTGAAGCACCAACAAATACTAAATTTGTAGGTACTTTAAACAATGCTATGAGAGTATATGTTGACGCTTACATGGCGGATACAACTGCTGAAAACGACAACCAAGTACTAGTTGGTTACAAAGGTTCATCAGAGGCTGATGCGGCGGCATTCTATTGCCCATACATTCCTCTAATGTCTTCAGGTGTAGTACTAGATCCTGATACATTTGAGCCAGTAGTAGGTTTCATGACACGTTATGGTTATGTTGAACTTACAAACACTGCATCATCTCTTGGTAATGCAGGTGACTACTTAGGTAAAGTTAGTATCACAACTGCTAACGTATCATTCTCGTAAGAGATTAGTTACAAAATACAGAAAAGGGCGGCTTTATGTCGCCCTTTTTTTATGACCGTTTAAATATCTATATGCAAGACGGTATTAAAGAAATAGAAACTAGTTTGGATTGGCCGGACGTTGAAAGTCAAATCAGAGAACTATCTAAAACAGCACCTGAATTTAAATTTGATGTTGTTAAGTTTTGTAGTGGTATGCGATCTGAAATCAACAAATTAAGTCAGTTAGAATTAAAGTATAGACAACAGCGTAGAGATAGCGTTGTACAAGAACACAAAGACCAGTGTGCTAAAATCAATCGTGCAATAAAAGACTTTAGTTCTGTACACCTTATGCACTTGTTCTCAAGAATAGACTAAATACACTGTCAAAAGGAAGTTGCAATAACGCAACGGACTTATGCTGTTTAACCCACAGCGTACCGGATAGAACCCGGATAGGACTACTTATATAGGAGAAAACAAATGGGAAGACCACTAAACAAAAGATTTTTCGGTACGCCAACAGCGGCTGGAAATGAAATCAAAGTAGACTTTCATAACGGCACAGCCATTAAAGAAGGTTATATCGTAAGACAAAAAGGATCAAAGAAATTTGTATGTGAAGAAATTGGCACAGCAGGTGAATTTACTTGTACACTAACAACAGGTAAACTTGCAAATGCTTTAACGGCAGGTGAAATGGCTATCACATTCAAAATGGATGATTCAGAAACTTATCAAGTTTCTAAAATATCAGGTCGTAAAGCAACTTTAATTGCTCCAGACGGAACTGGTTCTAATGCATATGACGGACAGTCAGTGCCGTGGAACTTTAGCACAAGCACATCAGATGGTGCGGCGCAAGTTGAAGAAGCAGGTGATGATAATACACTTGTTGGTACAGACGACGACGATT